AATCAATTAGAATACGTTCCCCTGTTCCCCCAGTGTCCGCATAAGAACCTTCATTGACTGTGGTAAGAAGACCTGTTTGTGCTGTTACCATTTTTAATCACCTCAGAGTACCTGGACCTTTTTCAAGTTAGGACCACCTGTGTTGCCCTCAATTGCTATTGCCACAGCAGTAAATGCTGCGCCGGCATAAGCGGTAGTTAAACCATCGGGGACGACCCCGGTCTGGTCTCCTACTTGGAGTAAACTTCCACTTGTAATAGTGCCGCTAACGTAGACGTTCAGTTGAACACCGTGTCCCGAAACCACATTTGCCGTATTACCAGAAGTAACAGAAGTCAGCAAATAGCCTAACCCCGCAGTACCACTGGTTACATTCTGGATAAGTTTTCCGCTAGCGTTCATTGATACATAATCGCCAGCATTCAACGTAGCATATCCAGTGTAAGGCAGGATTCGAGCAGGCGCACCGCCGTCATTTACTAAAATTTCGGTTGCCATTTTTAATCACCTTTCATAACCTTTTTATTTAGACGGATTTTCCCGTCCTTCATCGCAAAAAGCCGCTCAACCTCTACTTCGGTCTCCACAGCCTTCTCTTCAGCATCGGTCGCCTTCCCCTTACCAAAAGATTTTTCGGTATCAGGGATAGGAACTATTTCCAATGCCTCGCTAAATCCAACAAGTTTGTCTTCCTCCCATCCGAACAAGCTATCAAAACGGGTATCTTTCTCATCATCTTTTAGTCCACCAATCAGTACCTCTTTCGAGATAATGTTTTTAACCAGGGTTTTCTTACGACGCTCGGCCTCATCAGCCGTGCGCTTCTGTTCCTTGGCGTGAAACCCTTCAATCTCTTTCCGGGCCTCCTCATACTTGGTGGTCAAATCGGTGTGAGCAGTCTCCATCTCTACTAACTGTGTCTTCAAAGAAGCGAACTCGCGCTCAACAATCTTGTCTGAGTCTGTTATTTTTATTTCTTCGCTCATATTATCGACCTCGTGTTTTTTGCATTCACACGACTTTCCACTAGAAGACGCACCACAACAACCTGTTCCTGTTTTGTCTTCCATTTGTTTTTCACCGTGTGTATTACATTGCGTATCAATCGTACATTCCCCACAAACGGCTTCCATCTTTTCGTTTTCGATAAATGACACTTCAACGGGACGAATATTGGTGGCATAAATGTCACCCATAACATCGACGTCCTTAGAGAACCAGTCGATGCTTACGTTCGTTATGTCCCCGTCTTTTACCTTTCCAATCACTTCATTAGCCCGTTCTGTTGGCTCAGTAATCTGGGCCAACATCTTAATGGCTATTTTTCCATTTTCTAGTTCCTCAACCTCCGGATTTATTGCCTTTCCGATTAAATCTTCAGGCGTCCTTTGATGATTCACATATATAGGAAGCTCCTGGAAGAGCTCTATATTATCTTTAAGTAGGTTCGGTTCTATATAAACCTTGTGTTCTTCGTCATCTTTTGTGTACTCGTGCGGCCCTGATGTGATGGCCCGTACAGAAAATTCAGTAATATCATTTACCATCCCAGTATCTATTGATTCTATATCTTTAATAGAAAACTCCATAGCAAATGTTTTTCTAGTTTCGTCTAGACTTCCCACACCAAATTCCCTTTCAATACCGTTCTCATCAGCCCACATCGAACACATATTTTGTGCCATATCCTGATGTTTTTCTATACCCCTCTTCTTTAGGCGCATCCCAAGTTCACTTACGCATTTTTTTATTTGGCTCATTTTCTATCTCCCGTCGCATTTGCGGCTGGTTGGTTTCCTTTTTTCTTAGGTTCATAAGCTCGACGTGCTGTTTTACGAACATCGCCCTTCTTTGTGGTGCCTTCCCCTCGATTCTCGGTTCGTTGGGACTCTTCTTTTTTGTCCTCGTTCTTACCACCAGAAACATTAACATTGGGTGTAGTAGGTTGGAGGTCAACAGTGCCTTTGGGGTCCAATCCTCTCTCTGCCCTCACTTCTGAAGAAGCAAGTACTCCTTCAGACAGGTATATCATATCCGTCTTGGCCTTTGTAAAGGCGTCTTCCACATTTAGCTGCCTAAAGACAAATCGTATATCATCGCCAAGTTGCGGCATCAATTGGGAATTAATTGCTGATTCAACCGCCTTTTGTAAATATTTAACATAAGGTTCAAAAATCGGACGCGCTTGTTCGGGATTGTTCCACATTGTTTTGGGAACTTTTAAAGCGATGTGTATCTTATCCATAATATCTTCAGTATATTTACCATATTCAAAGGCGCGGCTGGCTCCCTCCAATTCTTTTATTTGGACATCATTGCCGTGTATTATATCTTCTCCAGGTTGTAATGAATTAAAAGCTGAAACAATTTCGTTAATCTTGTCGGGGCCATAGGGCATATCTGGAAGACCACACGAAATGTCAAATCTAGAAACTGCGTGTTTATTCAACGCAATACCTATATCTCTAAGTGCATAATCTTTCAAATCAACAAGATACATTACTGTATGAACATCAGATAAACCATAAGCATAGTCATCAAATGGGTTATTTTGCAACTCTATAATTTCATCTGCTTCAAATCGAATGTTTTCACTATCTATTCCTATATCCTGATAATAATACATTAATTGGCCGTGCTCATTTCTCTGCACGAACATATTCTGTGATGAACGCAAAATAAGATTATCCCCCGTCCATTCTAAATATCCTGAACCAAAAATCCGTGCATTCCTTAACCAACCATAAATAGTCATATCAATATTGATATCTACAAATAATTTTTGTATTTTGTTACGTAAATCTTCATCATCAGTTACAATATCATAACCATCTTTAACAGCATAGAGGCAAGGAAGGTCAATCAAAGTTCTAATAATAGGGTCAGCTAAATATATATTCATATACTTACGATTATCGCCTATATGTTTTTCATAACGATACGCACTAGACTGGCCTATGAGATGTAATCTTCGGATTATACCTTCTCCAAAGCCCATCGGCTCATCTTCTTTAAACGGAGGATTTTTACCTTTAGTGGCAAATCTCCGGCTTATCCAATCGCCAAAACCCATTAATGACCTACAATTATATACTTTTCGGTGATATTTATAGTTTTCCTTATAAACCACGAGGAGCTCGTTTAAAAAAGGTTGGAGCACGACGCCCGGTGGTAGCCATCCCCATACCACCGTAAGCACCGTCTCGACGTCTATTTGCTCCTACTTGAACAGACGTAAAACTACTTTCAGCGGGTAGCATCCCTAATGTTGCGTGTATACCCATCACAGAACTATCACAATAATCGTCGTGTTTTCCTGTAGGTGCCCCAATTTTTTCTGTCTTTTGTGTGGCATCCATCACATATTCTAAAGAAGAATGTTCATTATACCATTTCGACATAAGTTTTTTGTCCAAACCTATCATACTTTCGGGGTGCGGAACGCGCACCATACCCTTTTGAATAAATGATACATAATCACGATAAGCATAAGTTTTAGTACCTTTTGGCCCTCCTGTAAAAACGAAAGGAATAAAATGGATACTCAATGGAATACATTCTAAACGTATCTCCTGCTCAAAAGCGCCACCAATGCCAGTAGCATCAATAATAACGCGTGAGGCGCTAAAATCTCTTGCAACTGCCATAATACGTTTTCGCTGATATGGTATATCGTGTCCCCCAGATTTAGGACCGATTTCTTCCAAGTATATAAGACGGGCGATATTTCCTTCGTCGCTTTTTTCAGTAACCCAGACGCTGATAACAGTACTATTGACAGATTTGCCAATGTCAACAGCAACACTACAGTTAGCAAATTTCTTTCCATCGAACTCAATGGTTTCGGGTCGAATGAAGGTGTAGTTATCAAAACAATTCCTCAAGTGTTTGGTATTAAATACATTTGATACACTTTCTACAAATTCACATTCATATTCCGTTTTCCAATGAATGGAATCTTCTCCCCACTCTATCATTTTGTTTAACATTTCCTCTTCATCATATGGTGGTTCGTATGCCTCTCCCTTTATAACCGCGTCTCTCCAATTGAAATGCATTCGTTCAAAAGAATCTGCATAACTCTCATCATACAAATACCGATGCATATGATTTTCTTTACTTTTAGGGGTTCCTAAATTAATAAAGGGCGCCTTGTTTGCTACAATGCACGGTTCTACATTATCTATAAAGAGGGTATCAGCTATTAAAGGACTTTCATCAACTATTAAAAAAGTCGGGTGTTGACCACGTATTGCCTGTCCTTGATTACTTGGAGCAATAGGTGCTCTGCGTAATAAAGTACCGCCCTTCATCTTGATTGAGGGCTTGTTATGCAATTTGTATGCTCCAACCAAAGAATTAAGAAATACATTGTCTCTAAAATGCTGATAGACGTAATTAAAAATCAAAGCAGCTTGGTCTTCTGAGGGGGCTATAACAAACACTACGTCCCTAAAGCGGCGAAAAAACATCCATATAACAACGGCCACTGAAAGTGCCCACGACTTACCACTGCCACGAGGCGCCAGAATTGCCATCTTACGTTGAACATCGGGATTTCCTTTTGGATAAGTTAATGATTTAGTTATAATTTGTAATTGTAAAGGTCTCAGTCTAAGTGGTCTTTGATTTTTGTCTATTAAATAAGTTTCACAAAAAGCACGAACAAGTTGTTCCATTTTTCTTTCGTCACATCTTATCTCTTCAAAGAACTTTTCCATTCGGCGGGAATCAAAACTATTCCTGCCGGATATCGCTCTCTTCAATGCCGTCGTTTCTTTCTTCACTGCTTTCATCATCAGATAAATCCCCCAGGAAGTTCATAAAGCTTTCGGTCTTTTTTTCTACAATAGTTGGTATTTCTATATTTAAAGCACGAAATTCCGTATGAATATCCTTAACTATTTGATTTCTTTGTTTTAGAAGTATACTACGTAATTCAATATTTTTTATATGTTCAATTATTTCTTCCCATAAAACATCTTCAATTGCCAGATTGCGAGCCAATAAGCGAACAAGTTCTTTATGCCTTTCGTATTCACCTTCACCAACTCTTTCTCTTAGTCGAGATTCATATTCAACTACAGATATAACGCTCATTTCTTTTTCTTACCCTTGGGTTTTAATTGAGGGTATTTTCTATAAACTGCAGCTCTAATACCCGCCGGGCGAGGGGCGTTATGTGCTAATTTCAAAGCAGACTTTGCTCGAGTTAGTGTATTAATAGGAAAACTTCCTGCCGGTGCTCCTCCTGAGGGACCTGCAAAAGCTTTCACTCCTTTATATTTTCCAACATTGGAGCCGCCCTTTCTTTTACGTGCAGCTGATTGCTTCTTCTTAGCTGCCGTCTTCTTCTTAGGAGCCATTTGTTCCTTCCTAACCATTAGATGATGCATTTCCAAGGCGTCCATCTTTGGAGCGCGCACTATAAGTAGGCAAATCTTTTGTACCTGCAGCATAGTTGACGTTGTCCGTATGCTGGTCAACTGTAGATTCCCCATTATCGTATACCATTACCTTCGGATTTTTAATATCCTTGTAAGATGTAATGGGTTTCTTATAGTTCATCTCGGCTATCTCTGCCGCATTAGGTTTATGTGCCATATTTATTCCTCCTTACTATAATCTTCTTTGTCAATGCACGATAAAAGTGCTTCTAAAATGTCGTGCATTCCTGCTAACTGCTCTTTAATTATCTCTATATCTGATAATACAATTTCATCTTCGAGTTCATTCATTGTTATCCTCCAAACTTTTTTCCAATCGTTTTATTAATGTGGTTTTTTTGCCTTTGATAGACAATCCCAATTCAGTAAGTTCTTCCTTAAGTTCAGCCATTGTAAAGTTATTTAAATCTATTTCTTCTTCAACTTCTTCAGGCTCTGGCTCTGGCTCAGGTTTAACAGTCTTTTTATATTCATCTAAATTAAAATTGATATCCACTTGTCGTGCGCATTTGGGGCATACCCCTTTATTAAACACAGAAAGATTGTTCGATATCTCATTTCCCTGATAAATCGCATCGCAGCTACTGAACGGACATTTGAACATATTTATATAATAGGTTTATCCAATATATAAAAGCATCGCTACTGTTCTTCATCGTGCTCGTGCTCATCTCCATTTTCAAATGTTGCTTTTCTAACTTGTTCAATATTACTATTCTGTTGGGCAGTCCACAATTCTAATACTTTATATATGATAACAAGGGCAGGTGAACCTATAATTAATAAAACCGATTTGTAAGATTCTATGTCTGCTACCATTTGAGGGTCTCTAAAGGACATAATAACTAAGAATATAGCAAGTCCTACCCACGCTAACACTACTGGAGCAGCTATAACGCCCATCATAAAATTAATAAAATTTTCGTCTTTCATTTGTTGTTCCCCACTAATAGTTTAATTTCTGCGAGAAGTATCTTTACCTCTTGCATATCCTCTGCATTTTTTTTATGGCGAGCGCCAAATTCGTTCTTTACTTCATATAGTGAAAAAACCATAAAGCGATATAAGGCATAAATTGCTCCAAGAAGGAGGACTAATGGTAGCCCATAATCTTCGACTGCGTTAAAGATATCCTCCATTATTCGGGTACCTCCCCCCTTATTCTAGGAATGTCAGCTTCTTCATCTGTCATAGTATCTCTCTCGTTTTTTTTTTATATAAAGGTTTTCATAAAAGGCCTATCATTGCGAATAAGGCAACAAATGCTACTATCCCCAATATCATCCTTATCGCGTCGTGATTCATCATACCCACCTCCTCAATAGGTAGAAAAGTAATCCAGACATTAGCAAATAAGAAACTAAGTACCCCCAAAGTTCCCTTCCCATACTTTCTTTTGGGGGTGAAAATATTTAAACCTTTGGCAAGGACAGTATATTATTTCACATCATATGCTATAGTATATTATATTCTTAGTATATACTTAGTATAAGCATATGCTTAGTAGTCTAACAGGTTTTATATATCAGGTATACAATCAGCAAGTATGACAAAAACTCAAGACGCAACAGCCGGTGTTTCTTTCACCGTCACTTTAGATGACGAAGGCGCCACCATCCAGCCAGAAAACTGGGAGCCAAGTGAACATCGTTTATCTCCCTCTAAAATTAACCTGTTATTGCGATGTCCTCGGGCATTCTATTACAAGTACATTGAAAAATTGCCCGATAAGTTAACCCTCCACTTATTTCGAGGCACCGTTGTTCATAATATTCTTCAAGATATTTTCTCTAAAGAATTCAAGACACCGCATAAGTGGCGCAATGGAGAACCCCAGGAATGGGCTGTACTGGAATTCCGTAAGAAATGGAAAGAATTGCACGAAACTAAGGCGTGGCTTTTCAAAGACCCCAACATAGATGGGGATGTTATGGAAAGGGAAACAATAGAACTCTTGATTAACTTCTGCCATAAGATAGAAAAGAAATTAAACGAACTGATTGATTGGGGCGTGGCTAAATCCCCTTACCACGCCCTATATCAATTAAAGCCGCATTTTGCTGAACAACGAATCCATAATGATGAATTCAAAACAATGGGTATCATCGACAGTGTAGTAAAAGACTTTGAAGACAACATATCCATCGTTGATTACAAGACCAGTAAACGATATGGTCATTGGGTCCCCGAAGATTATTATCGTCAATTGATTATATATGCACTTCTTTATTACAAAGACACGGGCGTAATGCCAATGTTTGCGGGTATTGACTGGCTAAGGTATGACGAATCCTACTTTGTTCGCATCACACAGTCTGAAATCGATGAGGCGCAAAATCTAATCCGTGGGGTACACGATGACCTTGAAAAACGGGGCACCGATATCGAAAACTACGAACTGGTACCGCAAAAACTCTGTGAATGGTGTGCCTTCTATAAGAAACCGTGTGAGCCTGAAGGGGTATAATGTGGATATTTCTCAGGATAAAGAATTAGTATGCCTCAAATGTGGTAAAGAAAGTATCTATTCTTCTCATCACCTTATGTTTGTCTGTGATGACTGCTACAGCGGGGGTCTTGGGAGCGATAAATTGACGAAAGGCAATAACCTTTAAATACAATCAAAACATAGAACATTATTGTGGGATGCCACGCTATTGGTTGAAAAAGGATTATTGGAAACTTCAATACCTGGCGCCCCACGCCACGAGGTGTAAGATGACAAATAACACAACAGCTAACGCAACGACAAACGTAACGACAGCGAGCAGCGAAACGAACCTACTTGAAGGACTACTAGACCAATTAACTGCGGCACCAGAGCTTCTGGC